GCCCGTGTGGGCACTTATCTACTTTTTTCTTTTTTTTTTGGAGGATGCTTTAGCTTTAGCAGACACCGTTTTCTTTTTCCTAACAGGTGGTGCCTCTTCTTCGTCCTCATCATCATCATCGTCATCGTCTGAATCATCTGAATCATCTGAATCATCTACATCCTCATCATCGTCTGCGTCGTCGTCTGCATCATAATCATCGTCGTCGTCGTCATCATCATCCGGCTCAGGAGCCTTCACTTTTTTCTTGGCTTTTTTCTTAGGTGCCTCTTCTTCGTCCTCATCATCATCATCAACATCATCATCCTCGTCTGCATCATCTTCCTCAGTCATTTCAAGGAATTTCTTTTCAAGTTCCTCATACGATAATATGTTTAGAACTTTGTCAAGATCTGCAACTTCTTCTAAGATAGACTCATCATACGGCTCATCTCTTTCTTCAAAATCAATGCGGTTGGCTTTTGCAAATGGTTTTGATGCTCCTACTGTTTCGCTAGAAAACCGTATGTTTAAAGTTAAGCCATCCTCTAGGTCAGGAAAATTCTCATACTTTTCATTCTCACTGACTTCTGTTTCTAGTTGGTCCTGAAAACAATATTCAGAGATATCCCAAATGTGAATCGCATCCTCTGCTTTCTTATCTTTTGGCTTAATATTGTACAAAGCTCTTGAAGATGGGCGAATGGCATCTGTTTCTTTTTTGTCGGCATTTCCTTGCTTCATCAGCTTTGCGCGATACTCACAAATCGGGCATTTCTTACCAATAGATGTTAAACAAACGACAGCTTCATTATCAGCCCCAATATTTCTGTGAATTTTAAAAGGTCGGTAATACCATTGCTCCCCCTTTTCTGCCCCATTTTCTTTATCTGGGTGATTGTTTACAGAAACAATGTATGGAATTATATCCATCATTAGTCGTTTTTTAGGATCCTCTTTAAATATAGAGATTCCTTTTGGTAGTTTTAAGTACCCATAATTCCCACGTGTGGATGCTTTTTTAGCAATGGCACCTTTAATCTTACCACTAAATCTTCCTTTTTTCTTTGCTTTCTTCATGATTTTACTTTTTTAAATTATTATAAATTTTACCCAAAGCCCCTATAACCAAACCAAAGACTACAATCAAAAGTGTTTCAATGCCCACTAAAGAAAGAAAATCATTATACCCGTATAATCTGGCTAATAAAATATATGGGGCAAATATAAGCAGAGCAAGTAACGCCCATAATAAAATTACTATTGTTCTCATTTTGTTCTTTTTAGTTTTGCTCCAATTGAGGAATTTACTTCTTTTTTCTTTGCTTTCTTTTCACGATATTTTTGTCGCTCTTCCCCTATATTTCTAGGCACACGAGGCCCGGCAAAATACTGCTGGCCATGCAATTTAACAAGGTTTTCCAATGCGCTTTTCCTTTGTTCGGTTGCATCACAACTACCTTTGGCCACCTCATATTCAAACCTAGCTTCTAAGAACTCATTTTGGGCGCTTCTAAATTCCTTTTCCAAATCAACTACGCCAGAAATCGCGGTTTCTGTTACTTTATCTAAACCGTACTTTTCTGGGGAGGCTCTTATTTTCTTAGCGAGTTCTGCCCGTACAAACGATACATTGTCTTTGGCCTGATCCATTTGCTTTTTTGCAAATGCAGCCCGTTGAACCATCTGCACCATTTTTTTAGGTTGTTCTAGCCACTCAACATCCAATGACTGATCATCGATGTCCATGAACTCTTCGTAGTCCATTTCTTCCTCATAAGTTTTCATTTTTTTAATTTTAGTTTCACAATTCTTTTTTTCAAGTTCCAAACACGATACAAACCATACCTTAAAATTTTAAAAATCTCTTCTTCTGTTAGTTTTTCTGCATTTTTATTTCTTTCTGGTGTGCGAATAACCAACGGCAATTTTCTTCTGTCGTTTCTTATCAAGAACACACCAGCATGCGTTGGAACAAATGGAAGGCATTGTTGGCAAATATCTTCTGGAAAAGCAAAATACAATTCCGCTATTTTGTTGCTTTTGTGCCCATGTTTTTTTGTATTGTCCTTTTTTGTATCTGCAACGGAGCGTTTGATTTCTACTTCCACTGCATACCCTGTTTTACGAACGACAAGCAAATCACATTCATGTGCTATGTAAAAGTTTGGTATTATTATGGTTTGTCTTTCATTAAAATGCCTAACCAATGCACATTCCATTTGTTCTAATAGCATATTTATTCCGAATTAATGACACAATAACAAGCATAAACAAGACCAGCATATCCTGTATTATAAAAAGGCTCAATAAATTCTTCCATTATTGCCGCGGCAATATCATTTCGTTTGCCCAATAATACAGTGGTACAATATCCCAAGACATGCCTCCGAACCCCTTCCGGGTCTTGGTCTTTAAGACCTTTTAAAATAGTGGCAATTTCCTTCCATGAGGCATGTCGCAAAAGGGCGCGGCATAATTCAATAGACTCACTTTGTTCTTCCGCTGCTTTTTTTGCAACGCTCATTTGCCTATCTTCATCAACGACCAAAACCTTTTCAAGAATATTTATAGCATTTCTAGGGTGGCCGAAAGAATCTTCTGCAATTTGAATAAGTATTTTTTTGTCAATCTTTTTGCCTTCTGCCCGGGAGATTCTTTTTAATAATTTTACCATAGGAAGTTCATCCAATGGTTTTACTTCGTGAATCGAACACCTCCCTTTTATAGTAGGAATTAATTTGTGCGGTTCCGTGGTGCATAAGAAAAAATAAACATGCTCTGGGGTATCCTCTAATAATTTCAACAAAGCATTCTGAGCATCGTTAGATAATTTATGGCATTCGTCTAAAATCCATGCCCGAGAATCTCCTGCTAATGGCATGTACTGGCTTTGTCTTCTAATATCTCGTACTGTGTCAATGCCTCTAAAATCAGCGGTGTCCACTTCGGTCACATCCTCTTTTTCCGCACCAACCATTCCAGATACAATTCTAGCCAGTGTGGTTTTTCCACAACCAGTTGCCCCAGAAAATAAAAACACGTGAGGAATGTCCGAGTTATCGAGTAAATTTGTAAGACCATTTACCATATCTTCATTCCCTATAAATGTTTCTAAAGTATCTGGTCTATGTTTTTGGTATAATCCCATTTTTATAGTTATTTAAGTAAGTCCTCAAATGGCAATTGTATATCCCCTATGGCAAGTGCCTTTTTAATTTCCATCACAAGCAATACAATAAAAACAAACTCTTCTAATGAAGAACTATGTGCTAATAATATTTCTATTATTTTTGTTTTTCTGTTTTCTTTGAGCAGTGCTTGTTTTATAATAGCCATATTTTCTGCATTCTCTAAATAATCCTTGGTTCCTTGTGGAACGCCAAAGGCTTTTGCAAGGTCAACTTCCGCGCTGTTTTGTTCTTTTTTGACATGCAACAACATATCATTTTTTAAAACATTAAAAGCCCCCTGCGCTACAATGTCTTCTACTTTGGTTTTATTTTTGTTAGTCATGTTCGTTCGTTTATTTACCCTATTATACGGGAATGTTTTTTATTAAGTGTGGAATTAAGCAGTTATTTTATTTTATAGGGCTGCAAGTCGGCCCAAGACGCGTCCACCGCCCCAATGTCAAATTCCACCCGGAGCGGCACCAATAACCATTTCCAATGCGCTGGAAGTTGTTTTGTCATAACCTCTACTGCAATGGCCACAACTCTTTCTAATTCCTCTGGAAGTATGTCGAAAACAATAGCATCGTGGATTTGTCCAATTACTTTAGAATCCATTTTCTGCTGCTCTAAAATAAGAGTGATTTTGTCCAAACACCAAAGCAAACAATGAAACGCTGTGCCTTGTACGGGATAATTTATAGCATCATTTTTAGATAATGTAGAACTTGTGGATTTACTTGGGGATGAACAACGAAAACCTGTATATGTATCCACATACCCATTTTTTTGGTATTGCTGCCACTGCGTTTCTTTCCAATCCCTGTAAACTGGAAAGCGTTTATCCCAAAAGTGACGTTCTATTTTTCTGATGTGTTCCGTAAATTCTGCCATAGAGGAAAGTCCTTGGCTAATTAGGTGGTCAGAGAGCATGGTTTTTCCCTCGTATTCCACCCCTTCTTGCGCCTTCCAATTGCCCATGGGTAGTTTGCCCCATTTGTGTGCCATATTGACCGCACAGGGTTTAAAATAGTCTCCGTAAAACTCAGGGAATACAAACCCATTTTTTGCGGCTTTTCTTAATAAACTATGCCCAGAATGGTTTTTGTCAAATTTTGGAATTTTAAAAATCTGTTTGGCAATGTCACCATGCATATCTTTCCCGGTCATAAGATACTTCAACATAGTTGGGTCCTTATGAAAACAAGCGGCAATCATTACTTCCAACTGGTTGAAATCTACTTCCGCTAATTGGTGCCCTTTTCTGGGAATTAGGCATCGTCTTGTTATTTCCATCGCCATTTTATCCCTTTTAGGGATGTTTTGGAAATTTGGATCATTAGAGGAACTGCGGTACGTAGCAACTAAATTTAGATTAAAGTTCGGGTGAATAATTCCAGAATTGTTTTCACGCATAAAGGATCCTAAATAGGTATCCCTTATTTTTTTTAGTTTGCGCATTTTAAGCATACTATTCAATTCTGGGATGTTTAAAGAGGACAATGCATCCTCATTAGTAGAACCTTTCCCTGATTTTGTTGTTGCTACTGGTGTGTGGCCTTTTACGTTGTAAAGGAAATCCGCTAATTGGGTGTCGGAATTAATATTAACTTCACTTTTTGCGCTGCGTTGCCATTCACGAAAAAATTCAGACTTTTTTATTTTTTTATCAATTTTGTTTATTTTGTCTGTGAGCTTTGTGTGCTGCTCATTGGCGTACTTTTCATCAAACCCTATTCCAACTCTTTCCGCTTTTGCTAACGCTAACGTGCCATTATGAAACAAATTGTATGCTTCGATACTATTCTGCTTTATTTCTAACATAGTGTTTTTTAAAAAGGTAAGAAATCATAGCCTAATTTCGCTGTTTGGTATTCCATTAAACGATATTCAAGAATAGAATCCATTGCACAATAAGTCAAAACGTTTTCTTCATTTTCTTTTGTTTTTACAAAATCAAGTAAGTTGTTTGTGCTATTGGAATCTTTTGCTTTTAAATGTGGGCTGATCTCACTATCATAATCAATAATACCAAACCTAATGTAACTTTGAAATTTTAAAGACGTTATGCCAATTCGATTATCCATTTGGTGGGATGCTATTTGCGTGTCCCAAGCCCAACCAGCAACAGGCGTTTTTAATTTTACATTGCTCCAATTATCCTCAAACTTCATGTTTTGTGCTACTTTTAGTATATTATGATTTTTTAAAAACTGCCGAAATGGCTTTCTCCCTTCTTTGGTTTTTGGCATTTTAAACGTGAACACATGATCCGCACTATCGGCAATAGAGGCACAATATATTTTTTGTTCTTTGTTGTACGGTTTAATCCCCGTTGTTTCATAATCAAATGCACAGATCCCACGTATTTTATTTAAAATAGTCAGGTCTGTAAGCACCTCTATTTTTGGTTGGACAAACGTAGGAAACAATCCATTAGTTTCTTCGGCTATTCTTTTAATGTCCTGTTCAAAAATAGTCTGTGCCTCTTCGTCTGCAATATAAACGAAGGAAGGGCTTAAAACAGGGCAAATAAAAGCATTGATTTGTTGGTCGGGTATAATAAAACCACGCCATTTGTGAATATTGTCCAAATCTTTCTTCCACCTATGCCCAATCACACTTTTTAAGGCAGCATCCCCAAACAAAACAATTACACGGGGTTTATATTTTTCTATTGCTGCGAATACAAATTTTCTACATGCGTCTATGGAACTATTTAGTTTTTTATTCTCTAGTTTGCTTCCCGGGTAACACGACAATGCATTGATATTAATACAATCCTCTTCTATATCAATCCCATATTTTGCATACGCCCGTTTTAGAATGCGCCCTTTGCCTAAAAAATAGCCATTTTCTTGATCGTCCGTTTTGTTGGGAAATTCCCCAATGTTCATAATCCCTTTTTGAAATCCACCAGAAGGTTTCATTTTTGGGCTGTTGCAATCTTTAAACAGCCCACAGGATATGCATGAGTTCTTTTTCCCAACAGTTGTATCTTTATACTTTTCCCCAGAAAATAATGCTGGCATATTATTCAAATTGTGATAAAATGGCTAAATACTTCCAATTTCCTGCTTCAAACTTAATCTTTGTTTTTCCAAGGTACACTATGGTGTCCTTTTCTTTTAAAATATCAAGAAATAAATGAGGCACGATTTTAAATTGGACCTGCTCTCCTTTGTATTCCATTTCTGTTGTTTCCTCAAAAGATGCGTATTCCGATTTAGCCACAACTTTAATTTTCTTCTTAGAAACAGTAATGTATAGGAATTCATCCATTACGTAATCCCTTTTTGAAAATATCATAGCTTTTTCAACTATCGAAAGCAACTCCTTTGGAAGTGACAGAAGAACATCATCACCCTCACCCCATTTTTTAAAAAACGGATCAACTGCTGGAAATTCTGCGTTAAATATACGACAACTTAAAATCGTGTTTGTCGGTGTTTTAAAATGAACCCAATTTTTTTCAACACAGATTTTTGTGGGGTTGATTGTGGTTATTGTCACAACTACATCGGCTGGAAGTAAAAAAGACGTATCAAAATCACTAGTACAGCGGCAAGCACGGAATCTATCCGTAGCCTCAATAAAACCATCGGCACGAATATTTAAACAAGTCATAGCCGGCATTGCGGCATTTTTAGAAGCTGCTTTTGCTACAAATTTAATATCATTTAAAAAAGAAGGGGGGAGTTTTTTCCATTTCTTTTTCTTTTGCAACTCAGATAAATCTAATTTGATATCCGCTTCCAATGTCAATGTCACTTTGCTGCGGCCAGCGGCCAATAAAAGAACATTGTCTTCAACACTAATCGCAATATCTTCTTGCTTTGTTTTGTGCAGGAACTTGTATAATTCCTCTGCTTTTACAGCACCAATAATATCCAAATCCTCTACTGGATGGGATACAGAAATTTCATCATTGTATGTCACAACTCTATTGCCCATGAAAGCAAAAGAACTACTTTGCTCAATCAGTTCTTTGTTACTTAGGCCCGGTTTTACAATGGATAATGCATTTAATAAGTCGGTTGTTTTCATTTATTTTGTTTTTGTCCTGTTTGTACGTATAAATGGAAGTCTTCTTCTGTTTCTTCATGTGCTTTTATAGAAGAGAAAGTAATCAGCCTGTTTGGTTGTTGCTTTTCTGTCAGCAATTTGCTATTTTCTACATCCGCAATCCATGTTTCAAAAAAAAGTAGCATATTAAAACAAATTAGGTGTTTTGTTTATATTAAATTTCCAAGGCCAGCTTCTCATATTTTTTTGCAAATCATTAAAGTAAATTATATTTAATTCATCCCTTAATGTATATTTGTTGCTTATTCCTGGTTCTTCAATAATTTCAATCTTTCGTGGGTCTGTGCTGCCATTCTTTTTTTCTGCCCATGTTTCATTCTCTTTCAACTCATAATTATTGGGCACAGTTCTAAAGGAGGATTTGCCTAAAACATACCCTTTATCATGAATATAATCAAGCACTTGTTGTTTTTGTGCGGGACTCATTGTTTCTATGTGCTTCCCTTTTTCTTTGTTTGTTGGGCTTTTACTGGATACTGATATTTTATGACTGGTTTCATCATATACCCATTTTCCTTTTTTGAAAACAGGAACATAAATTCCTCCCATTCTTCCTGTCACAACCCAGCTAGTAGAATCAACGGAATACCATGGGTATCTTAGCATCACTCGCAAAGAAGTCATACCAAACCCATGTATCTTTACACGGGGCAATCCGCTTTCATCACAAATGTATTTTGAAAAACACTGGTCTAAAAATTCCATGGCTAATCCTGTCGGCACTCCAACTAATCCCCCTATTGAAATATACTTATATTTTTCAATGTAATAGGATAAGTATTCAAATGGTTCCCCATAATGGAAAACAGGGATTGGATCCAGTCCAGCTTTTTCCATTTTCCTTTGGTTTGCTAAAGTAGCATCCGCTGCTTTTTTCCTAGCAGAAGCAAGATTAGTGCGCACAGAACAAAGGATATCTAAGTTTGAATACTGGTCGATGTACTTTTTATTTTTCTTAATAAAAGCAATATAGACCTTTATATCTATATTTTCATCACGTGTCCATGCACTAAATGCGCCAGAATCTAAAAATAAATTAACAGTATTGGGCTTTTCCATTTTTCCTTTATCTTTAACTATCCAATAATATGTCCATAATCGATACGTCCACATTGGTGTGAGTTCCTTTTCTCTTCGACACCACCCGGAGGTGCCTCCCCCCGGGACACCTGCAAACATAACAATCATGTATTATGGTTGTATTGTGCAGTTTTCATTTTGTTTCTTTTTATATTTTATTAACTCAAAAGCATAGGGAACCATAGCTTTTTTATGCAGAATATCCCAAAAAGATAGTAGCCGGTTTTCCAAAAATTTCTGCAAATGTGTCTCCCTCCTGCTTGATCCCATTGTCCCAGCAAAATACATTTTCATTTTAACAAGTGCATTAATTCTTGTCTGGCAGAACTATTATCCATAAATGCACCACGCAATGAAGATGTAACCATAACAGAGTTTTGTTTATCAACTCCGCGCATCTGCATACACATGTGTTGTGCTTCTACAATACAAGCGGCACCAACTGGTTTCAAATGTTCCATCAATGCGTCTGTTACTTGTTGCCCAAGTCGTTCCTGAATTTGCATTCTCTTTGCAAACATATCTACAAGTCTAGCTAGTTTGCTAATACCAATAATTTTCCCATCTGGAATGTAGGCTACATGCGCTTTTCCATAAAAAGGTAAATTATGGTGTTCGCACATGGAATAGAACTCAATGTCTTTTAACAAAACAATTTGGTTATACCCATCCGAATCAAAGACAGTCAACAAGTCCTCTGCATTTTTGCGATATCCAGAATAAATTTCATCCCACATTTTCATAATTCTCTTCGGGGTGTCCAAAAGCCCCTCCCTGTTTGGGTCTTCCCCTATCCAACGCATCATATTTTGAATGCCTTGTTTATTAGAATTATAGGCGGTCATTGGATCTTCGTCCGCATCATGGTTGCAATCACAGTTGTCACACATAGTTTTTTATTTAAAATTCGTCATTAATGTATAAAATAGGATCCGTTCTTTCATTAAGTTTAAATGCCTCTAATCGCTCAACACAAGATCCACACTTCCCACACGCAATATTATCAAAGCCTTCATAGCACGTTCTTGTTAAATGGTATGGGGTTTGTAAGGCCAACCCAAGTTTTACAATTTCGGCTTTGGAATGGGTAAGGAATGGGGCGATAATGTTGACATGACCACCGGAGGCAAGTAAGACCGTATATTTTAGAGAGTTTATAAAATCAGGACGGCAATCTGGGTATATAAAGTGATCACCTTGGTGGACACCTAATGCGACAAAAGGGATCTCTTTAGATTGGGCCAGACCAGTAAGGATGGATGCAAAAATTAAATTTCGTGCTGGGACAACAGTTCTGCTCATACTGTTATCATTATAGTGTCCTTTAGGAATGACACCACCAGATATTAATAAATCCGATTTGAAGTCTTTCATCACACCACTCATATCAATTACAGAATGGTTAATAGAATAATGGGCAGCAATTTCTTTGGCCGCAGCAATTTCGGAATCATTGTGTTTGCTTCCATAATAAAAGGAAACCCCTTCCGCAATATGTCCTTCATGGATGTAATGAGCAAGCACCGTGGCACTATCTAAGCCACCAGATAAAGCTATTAATACTTTCATAATTAAAAAAGATTAAAAAAGGCAAGGATTTTGCCTTGCCTTTTTTTATTAGTATATCACAATTTCTTTATTATGCTTTGTAGAATTTCTTACCATCGGCTGACTTCTCAATGTCCATGTCAGTTTCTCTGGAAATTCTTCCGGGCACTTGTGCGTTTACAGTACTTTTCATACTACTGGCAGCCCTATCAGGAAACTCAATTACCAATGCATCTAAAATGTCTTGTTTGGTGATTTGCTTCTTTTTGCTGGTTTTTGACAGGATGTCTTTGATTGTGGCAATCACACCTTTTCCAGATCCAGAGGTTCCTTGTGCTTTTTCTGGTCGTTTTCCTTTGGCTTTAGGTGCTGGGGCAGCTTCCTCTTTTTTGGCTTTTTCTTTTTTCCCTTTGGCTTTTTCTTTTTTGGCTTTTAGCCACTACTACTTCTTCTTCCTCCTCCTCCTCGTCTTCGTCATCATCATCTTCTACCACTTCCTCTTTTTTAGCTTTGCCCTTTTTCTGTTTCTCTTTTTTGCTTTTAGCCACTACTACTTCTTCTTCCTCCTCCTCGTCTTCGTCATCATCATCTTCTACCACTTCCTCTTTTTTAGCTTTGCCCTTTTTCTGTTTCTCTTTTTTGCTTTTAGCCACTACTACTTCTTCTTCCTCCTCCTCGTCTTCGTCATCATCATCTTCTACCACTTCCTCTTTTTTAGCTTTGCCCTTTTTCTGTTTCTCTTTTTTGCTTTTAGCCACTACTACTTCTTCTTCCTCCTCCTCGTCTTCGTCATCAGCAGAAGCCTCCCAAGGCAATTCTACACCAAGACCAGCTAAAATGACTTGTACTTCTGCGGAAACATCCTCTTTGTCATCTTCCACAAGTTCTG